TTGCATCTTGCGCCCGTGAGTAACAAGACACACCGAGCGGGGAGGTAGTGTCAACATTGTTGGCGGATGGGTAGCGATAGTAACCATACAGCGGGGCAATAACGTCCTTTACACCCGATTCTTCTCGTAATCCTTCCCAATCTGCAATCTCTGATAATGCACATTGGCTGCCCAGCGAGTATTGAGTACTGGATTTATACGCTACGTTGCGGATCGTAATCACATTGCCAACAAGCGAGTGTGATTCGTACCGCGTATACCAATACTGCCCAACCCTGCGAGAGTCGGCAAAGACAACATGAGTTATATTTCCATTCGTATCAAACGAGACGGGAAGAAACATGTCTGCTTGAACACAGTCAAACGCAATCTTACCGTTGATAACATACGGCTTGAATATCAGCCCGCCCTTTGCGTTCCCATATTCGATATACTGCCTGATTTTTGGCAGTAGCTTTTCGAGTTGTTCACATAGAAACTCAGCACGTGGCGAGCCTGATATTTCTACTTTCATTTCGATGGTTGCCATGCGTGCAATCTCGCTGGAAATAGACACAGGCAGTCCCAGCGACGTTACGCCTTCATTCAACCAGGGGGCTTGATTTGCGTACATCAATGACCACAACTGCAATGCGCTGTTCATCTGTGGACTGACTACGGTATTTACGCCCATTGCTTGCTTTATATTTTGTGTTGGAAACATTTTAGAAAGTACCTCCCGAATAAATTGCCATAGTTTACTAAACATTATTGACCTCGTTTGCGCCGCGTATTAATTATTGTTTTTCTTTGCATTATATCACCCGACATTATGAACCTTTCCTATTTATCACAAGATTTAATGCGTAACGCGTGCTATCTATCGCGTGATTATTGGCGTCTACATATTCGCTTATATATTCTTCTTGATTGTTCCTTGCATATTCATAATTCAAAAATTCCTCGGATGTATAAGGACATCTCTGCGGGTCGATCACAATAGATGTAAGATTTTCAAGCCAGCGCATTTGGTAGCGGACTGCCATGGTTGACTTTTCCGCTCCTCTTGCATTTGCTCCAAAACTTCTCAAGTCCGCAATTGAACGCGGCTCTGCCGAATCGCAAATTAGCAGTTCGCCTGGGTCATATCCGTATTCTGTCAAGTCATTATATAAAGTTTGGTTGCTTGTTTTCCATCGGCGGAGCTCACCATATATATATAAAATCCTTTGTTGTGAATTGTAGGAACATTTTATATAGTGGCTAGGGTCAATGGTAAAACCAAAATCAAGCCCATTATAAATATAATCAAACGTCTTAATTTCTTCGTCTGTAATTTTTCTAACTTCAAGATTCTCGAATACTTGCCCGCCTGTTCCCGTTACTTCTCCCAAATATTCATTACGGTACGCCTTTTCATTTACCGCTTTTAAATGTTCGGCTTCCGTTATCCATGCCTCGCCAAGCCATTCACGGGGAACGCTTAGATAATTACTGCGTTGCTGGTATTGGCTTTCCTTTGGAATTGCAATGTATTTATTAATCCAATTTTGAGCGGAGCGGGGAGGATTCCACGACTTAAAAAATATCATGTAATCACCACCGCGCAAAGATTGCTCGACCTTTCGCACATGTTCAGCAGATTTAGCTTGGTCGGCTTCTTCTATCCAAAAGATACCGATATAGCCTTTGACTGGAGTAATTGATTTTATTTTTCCAGGCTCATCTAATCCGCGAAAATATAACTTTTGGTCTGTTGGAAGGTATGTAATTTCCATTGGCGACGTGGTGCATCTAAAACTATCCATCAATCCTAACTCATTTATCGCCCATTGCAACTGTGAGTAAACGGAATCCCTCAGCGTGTTACCAACTTGCCTAGCTATCAACCCATGAACACCAGGGTTATTGACTAACAAATAAATAATTGCCAAACTAATAAAGCTCGATTTTGTACTTCCGCGTCCCCCATAGAGTAAATACTCTGTATGCTTGCGGTCTTTTATGTCCCTGTACACATTGAGAAAATCAGGCGCGATTAAGTCGGCGGGGATAGAAACATGCTGCTGCTTTCCTTCATCCTTTGTAACATCCTCCCCTGCCCTTACCGCATTCAATAGCGACCCACTAGGGTCATTTATCATGCGGGCATAATAAGATATTGCGCTAAGTTCTTTTAGTGTCACGCCTTCGGGATATTTTGAAAGTTGGTTAAATATTCTGCCCGCCCTATCTAATGCTTGCTTACCGTCAAGGTCGCCGATCTCATCCAATATTTCACGCCACGAAAAACCTTTGCGGGGTGGGCCACTCCTGTTTATTCGCGGGTCATTTTTAGTAAAAGGCTTGCCCTTGCCTCTTGGCTTTTTCTGTGTTACATCGCTGTTAGCAGTCATATCTCCCGCATTATACTTTACTTTACACAAAAAGTCCCCGCCTTTGGGACGGGGACGGGAGGTGATGTTATTATTCTTCGATGTAAACCCCTACTAACTGCATTTCCTTAAGTTGATCTACTGTGTACACGTCGGTCGCTTGCGGATCTCCAATTATCTTTCCTTTGAGATAATCAAGATGGTATTTCCAAGCCCGCTCGCGTCCATTAGGGTCTTGCCAATCTTCAAAACTCAATGCCAGGCTCATCTTTGCGCCTTCAATATCTTTTGGGTCGTGCGTGTTCGTTAGAAATCGTAACATTTCCTTATCCTTCGCCGATGGGTCGGACGCGCCTATCCTTTGTTCCAGTGATTGCCCGCGCCGCATCTTTGCGCTGACCCTTGCTCATGCCGTGAACGTGCTTGAATCCGCGCTTGCTTGCATCATGCTTTCCAGGCTTGCTGGGTGATACACGCGGGGTGTACATGTTGAACAATGCTTTCAGGTCTGCGAGTGTCATTTTTTTCATTTCCTTTATCTCCTATTCATTCGACTTGCGCCGTGGGGGTGACTTCGATCTTTTCTTTCAGCATGGTTTCAACCCAGCACATCTTTTTACCTGCCCATTGACGATCTAACGGGGTGTCCGCCCAATCATAAAGACATTCAAGCGCGTTATCATAATCATCAACGTCCATATCTTCATTTTCTGCTACTTCCTCAAACATTGGCAGGATTTCATTCTCAAGTTCTTTTGCCATTTCTCGAATCGTGCGCCGAAGGTCTTTCTTTACAGATTCAATTAGTTCTTTGATTTTTATAACATGCGCCAGCGCCATTTTTTGCAAATCCCCGTCTTTATCATACGCTTCACGGCTGTCCGTAAAATTGATTCTATATTGCCAATTAGCCATTTTCCTACACTCCTATACTATCCAAGAATTGTCTGATTGTCTTACATCCGCTCGCATGGTACGCGCCCATAAAAGAAACACCCTGCTACACCGATACACCAAAACGGGGAACCGAATGTTTCTATGCCTTTATTATATGGATTTTCAACTGATTGTATATAGTACTTAAGTCATGGGTCGGTTTTGAGGTAAAATACCCAAACGGACGCAGATTTCCTGTCACTCATCACCACGGCGGGGGGTACTCTCGCAGACTTCTCGCCGCCATTTGGAGCAACTATGTCAACTCAAAAAGGTATTGCAAGCAAAGCACCTGTCAACATAAAGAACATGAGCAACGGTAACGTATTGGCTACCTTGCCCGTCAATGGTTGGGTACTTGGAGATTATAGCGTCACTAAGTCCGACCTGATAAACATCACCGCATATTATCGACCAAGCGGTGAAAAGGTAACGCTACCTTTTCCATGTAAGGCGACCGCATCAGGTTTGACCATCACGCCCTACACTGACACGACCACGCCCCCAACTCCTGAACCTCTCCCCACTGGCGAGCCTGTACAGATTATCGAATTGCGCGATGGATTGCCGCCTAGAGTGTTCAACCTGATAGAGATAAAATGATGCAAATCATCTTCCGTGAAGGCTCCCGCAGTTGGTCAGGCACCGAATCCCGCACCCCAGCGGGACGGCGCTTTGGCATTGTCAAACATCCTGGTTGGCAAGTCATTACCAATCCTGTCACGGGACAACCC